ATCAACATCACCAAATGCAGAATTTAAATCTTCTGACTCTGCTGTTTTATTTACACCTGCTTTTTGATATTCAGCAACTCTCTTTTCAAAGAAGTTTGTTTTACCTTGCAATGCAATATTTTGCATGAAATCAAAAGGGTTCTCTGCGTTATAAACCTTAGAGCAACCTAATGCAACTAATAATCTATCTGTAACAAACTCTAGATATTGTGACATTAAATCTGAATTCATACCAATTAAACGAACAGGTAATGCTTCAAGAATAAATTCTTTTTCAATTTCTAATGCACCACAGATAATTTCTTTGATTCTTTTTTCTGAAATTTTATTTTCAATATGATTGTTAAATAAATGACAAGCATAATCACAGTGCATACCTTCGTCACGAGAAATCAATTCGTTGGAGAAAGTTAAACCTGGCATTAAACCACGTTTCTTTAACCAGAAAATTGAACAGAACGAACCTGAAAAGAAAATACCCTCAACTGCAGCAAATGCCACTAATCTATCCACAAAAGATTCTGAGTTAATCCATTTAATCGCCCAGTCAGCTTTTTTCTTAATAGCTGGTATTGTGTCAATAGCGTTAAATAATTTATTTTGTTCTTCTTTGTCCTTGATGTATGAATCAATTAATAAAGAATATGTTTCACTATGAATGTTTTCCATCATGATCTGAAAGCCATAGAAAAACTTAGCTTCAGTATATTGAACCTCGTTAACAAAATTCATAGCTAAATTTTCATTCACAATACCATCAGATGCAGCAAAGAATGCCAACACATGCTTAACGAAATGTTGTTCATCAGCATTTAACTTATTTTCCCAATCATAAACATCTTGCCCAAGATCAATCTCTTCTGCTGTCCAAAAACATGCTTCTTGTTGTTTATATAATTTCCACAAATCATGATGCTCAATTGGAAAAAGCACAAAGCGACCTGGATTGTCAATTAAAATTTTTTCTGTCATTTTTTATATGTTTTATTTTGTTGTTACGTTTTTCTCTAGAAATTCTTGATAAACAGTACTAGTTCTGTTTCTCTTTTGTTCTTCTTTTTCTTCTTTATAACCAAGAAGTGTATTTTGATATTCAGTATCAATAGTTAAGAACTCGTTATTGAATTTACAGTTGTTAAAGATAACACCATCTTTACCTATTCTAGATTTTAATAGTGTTAATGTTGCTAAGTTTTGTTCTTTTTGCTCAATCGTTTTACCGATAGATAGAACTACGTGACCAATTTGTGCTTTCTTAATCGATCCACCCATTTGATCTGTTGTAACAACCTCACTTTTAATAGACTCTCTATTACCTTGTGTTGCTGTCCATATTGCCACATCAAATTCAGATGTCATAGATTCTAATTGTCTCATGATTGCACCATCACCTTTCCACTCTTCGTTATAATTTGTCTTCTCCGGAGTGATACAATCAACATAATCCAAAGTTAGTAAATCTATTCGGAAACCATCTGATTGTAGCTTTCTTAATTTAGATTTTATTTCTGAAATGGTAACAGAGTCACTAGGTAACTTTAACAATCTAAGTTCACCTTGTGATTGTTTTCTTCTTTCTGCAACAATTTCTTCAATCTTGTCAGCCTCTAATGGTTGATCTTTAGGAGAAATACCGGTCCAAATGGTAAAGTGCTTTCTTTTAATGTTGTTAATGTTGTCTTCAAAAAATATTTGTACAACATTATAACCAGCGTTATATGCTTCATTAGAAAACTTAGTTAATAAGGTTGTTTTACCGGTTCCTGTTGGTGCTAATACAACACCAAGCTCACCTCTACCTAATCCACCACCTAATAAACCGTCAATACCAAGAATACCTGTAGGTATTGGTCTTCTATTATCAGCCTGTAATGCCATACCGATGTTTTCAAAAACATCTTCAATTTCATGGTCCATTACACCAACCTGAAGAGCATCTTGTATGATTTTTTCAATAGTGTTATACTGTTCAAAATCACCCTTTTTTGTAATCTCCTCAATTTTCTTAATTGCCTTTTTAACAACTTGCTGTTTACAAAACTTAATAGCTCTGTCCTTGGTGCCTGGGATACTACCAGGCTCAATTACGTGGTTTTTAATATTTGACAACATATCAAGGTTAGACTTTCTGTTTGTATCAGAAATACTTTCAGCCTTTATCTGTTCTTCAATAGCGTTGTACTGTGGTACGGTCTTTCCGTACGTCTCAAAATATTCTTTAATATTCTGAACGATAAATTTCATACCGCTATTATCAAAATAATCAGGTTCAATAACCTCGATAATTGTTTCAGAAAATTTTCTATCCTCTATGATCAATTTAAGTAAAGATAACTGATAGTTACTCCCTAACTGACCAAAATTTATGTCATTCATATGCTTATAGTTTCAAATAATAAAAAAAATTAAAGTTCGTACTGAAGGTAAGTTGTCTCAGGATCACTAAGTGACAAAACTTCAGTCAAATCTGCCAAAATCTTCCTCAGCTTTGGTCTGATGTCTACAGCATATCTAACCTTTGGATGGTAATAATGTGCAGGGAAAATTCTTTCAATAAATACCTCGTCAAGTTGCTTAATTTGCAACAAAAAATACTGCTCATCCAATTCTTTAGGGTCTTCCACAATCTCGCTATTCATAAAAAATGCTTGATTTTCGGCCAAATAATCAGAACTTTTCATTTTCAAATCTTCCGAAATTTCACTACAAATAAATTTTACTTCTTCGTGTAAATTCATAGATTTTTTTGTTCTTGGGTTAAAATCCCTAACGTTAAAATATCTTTGGCAAATGATATTTCCGTCTAATGTTAGTAAAAACTCAAATTTGTTTGGGTCTTGCATGTTACTATTCATAAATCTTACTTTTTAATATTAAATTTTATTATTTTTTTATTTTTTTCTTTTCTTGTTAATCTTAAGAAAGGGTTTAGAAAATTTATTAGACCATCATCTGATTTAGGCAGAAGGTTAAATACACCGTCTTCCTTCATCAACCTCATTACGTTCTTATAAGACCGACCTTCAGAGTCTAAATCTTCCTTTATTAATGAGGTGATACCTGTCTTAGCATCCTCGGTTAATATAGGGTCGTCTAGACATACCATTTTATTGTTTATCTCGAAGAATTCGTCCCCAAAGACACCTAATTTAGTAACGCCTGTTAAGAAATTTTGGATAAGTTTATTATGTCTATCAGATTCAAATAATAAATCACCCTGGTTTCTTACCTCTTGTAAAGTTAATGGTTTTGTTTTGATTTCTGGGAACAAAGTAATGAGTCTTTTTATCCCCAAATTTTTGATACCAAATATGTTATCAGATGGATCACCGCATAAGATCTTAATGAGCTTAACGTTTTCAATTAAAACGTCTTCGTGGTCATATTGGATCATGTCATTTTTAGAATAAATTCTTCTATGAGATGGATTGTATAAAACAACGTTGTCATTAATTAATTGTACTAGATCTCTATCTGATGAATAGACGATCTTCTTCTCGGACTGTGAAGATTGTGTATAAAAAGCTATGCAGTCATCAGCCTCACAGTATTCAAATTCGGCCTGTCTAACATATAGCTCTTCTAGATATTGTTTGATTCTATTTCTTTGGTATTGATACGAATTGATCTCCTCCTCGGTTTTGTTTCTTTGCTTTCTATTTTCTTTATAGTGATGGTAGATTTTCTTTCTTGACAAAGAACCTTCTCTACCATCCCAGAATACACAAATTTTATCTAACTGATATGTTTCGAACGACCTTCTAAGGGTGTCAATAAAGTGGAATATACCACCAATATGTTGACCCTTAAAAAGTCTATTCTTCTGACCGTAAAAACCTATGGTTAACAAATTATCACCGTCAACCAACAATGTGTTAGACATTTCGTCTATTGTATTAAAAGTTAAAAAATAAAAACACTATTCGCCACCAATTTCTTCATCCTCAGATTCAGAGAATTCAATTTCGCCATCACCAAATCCACTTAACACTTGATTCCAATAATCAGAATAATCTTTCTTATATGCATCTAGTGCTTCTTTAGTATCGTGGATATAACCCTGTGGTACTGCAATGATCTTACCATCTCTATATGCTAAACCATTTACGTGGTTCTTAAGGATTGAGATTTTAGTTCTGATTGCATATGTTACTTTTCTACCACCTTTAACTGCATCAATATGATTGATACCAGCTTTCTTTTGGTTACCAAATAAGAATACAATTGATGATGCTAACCATAATGCTTCACCACCTTTTGCTTTGATTTCTGGTTGTCCGAATGGATTATCAGGAAGCTCAACCCATGGTTGGTTAACAACGATCATGGTAACATATAATGGATTTTCTTTTGTTGGGTAATCTTCTTTCTTTGATTTAGAAATTCTTGAGTGAATACCCATACCGATTTTGTCCGCTAAAGCTGATGCGTTATGTTGTTTACCACCTTTACCTTCAAAAGTCATTTTACATGGAACAGATCCAACAGAGTCCCAACAGATTAATAAACTTTTATTTAATTTACCTGCTGCTTGTGCATCAATTAATTTATTGATAAAGTCTGTGATCTCTTCAATATAGTCAAATCCATCATTGAAGATAAAGTTTCCATGCCATTCGCCATCTTCATCTTGTTCAGCTTGAAGACCTAATTGAACAGCGTGTTCCCAATTCCATTTCTTTTCTGTGATAATGAAAACTGGTAGGTGGCCCTTTTTTTGTGCATCTACTGCAGCTAAAATCATAGCAGTTGTTTTAGATGAGTTAGAATGCCCCAAAAACATATTAATACCACCCATAACCGGACCAGGCATACCACAAGCATCTAAAAATGCTTGACCACAATAGTAGTAGTTTGTTTCCTTGTATTTTGTTTTCGTAGAAAACTCTTTTAGGATATCCTCGTCGTTAAATGTTTTTTTCTTAATAGCCATATAATATTTTTTTTAAAAATGGGGCTTGTGACGTTATCTCCACCCCTTGTATAATTAGAACGGTAAGTTCTCGTCTGCATCGTCATCCTCTTGTGGATCTTCAATTGGTGCAGAAGGTGCTTTGAAAACCTCTTCACCTTGTGAGTTAGATACCCATTTCTTAGTATCACTATCCCAACGTGGAGTCTCACCTTTAGCTACCATCTCAAGATACTCCTCTGGTTTCTTAGAGTAAACATCAGACCATACTGTCTCTTCGTTAACCCAAGCACTAGCTGTTGCAGCATCTGTGTGTAATGGTGATGGATCTTCAGGCATAACTGAATTGATTGAAGTATATTCTTTACCATTACCTGATTTAGTTAATGTTAAGAATAATGTTAAATCTCTACCAGTTTCAACATCGGTAATATCACCTTTCTTTTGGAAGATTGGGAAGATTTTGTCGATGATACCATCACCTTTAGCATTGTGCTTAAATCTCCAGAATTTAGGTCCGTCTTGTTCGTTATCTCTATCAATAACTTTAACAATATAGAACTTACGTGAACGGTACTGACGAGCTAATTCAGCGTCAGATTGAACCTTAGTTGCATATAATGCATCCTTAACTTCATTTAAAGGTGAACGCTTACCTTCTTGAGCTGGATCATATAATTTAGTCCAATTACCATCAATTTGAATCTCATGGAAGTAACCTTCTTTAAATGGTGTTTCACCATCTTTAGTTGGTAGAATTCTAATACGTCTTTCACCAGACTTAGAACCTTTAGGAAGAACAGTTGTGAAATACTTTTTCATTCTGTCTTCTTGTGAAATCTTGTT